TTATTCGGCAGTTTTGTACGAAAATCGTAGTTCAATGCCGTTTTTGAGCAAAATTGAGGTGGTAAGGCCATCTTTTATACAAAAGTTTGAGACCGTCTCGTTGAGGAAATCCTTGACGATTTTGGGGTCGATCTTGCGGATGAAACGCTCATAGTTCACATAGCGCTTGTCCAAGAGCTGCTGGGTCAGGATGAACTGGCTGGCCTTCTGCATGAATGCCTCATCGGAAAGCGACAAGTCAAAGGCATTGGCGATGTCCAGCTCGTTGATGCGGGAGTCTACCTCGCTGAGGGCTTTTGTGATGCGCTCACGCTCGATGTTGAAGTCTTTGCTTGCCATCTCGTCATCTCCGTAGAGATAGATGGTCTTCAGGCGGTTGAGGGCGCGCTCAAGCCGGCGCTTCTCGGAGAGCAGCAGATCGCGTTCGCTCAAGTCCGCACTGGACTCCGTGGCCGCGATGGTAGGAGATTCAAAGCGCTTCTCATCAAAGCCGCTGCGCAGGTGGTTGTATAGTTCTTCGAGGCCCGGACGCTCGATGTGGTCAACGCGGGAAAGCGCTTCGCCACGCAGCAGCTTCTTCTCCAATGTTTCGATGGATGTCGTTCTGCCGAAGGAGTTGGATGCTTTTATCAGGTTGGCGAAGAAGTTCAGTACGAATGGGCCGAGGGTCACATCGGAGACGTACTTGTTGGTGCAGTCCTCGGATTTGCGTCGCCGGGAGCAGATGTACATAGACGGTCTCCAGCCGTCTGCCCGGACTTTATCGGTGGTTGCAGCCATCGTGGAGCCGCAGCAGCCGCAGGTGAGCAACCCGGCGAAGACGTGGACGTTTTTTCGCTGATAGGTGGCATTCTTGTTGTAGCGCTTGCTTTCCAGAATGACACCGACAGCAGCCTGTCGTTCAGGGGACACAATGGCCGGGTGGTGGTTCTCGACCAATGCCCATTCGTCCTTGCCCTTTTCGCGGAAACGCTTTGTGTTGGACTCGTCGCGGTAATTGTACCGATACGTTCCAGAGTAGAATGGACTGGAAAGAATCGTGTGGACGGTGGTCGGACTCCAGTCGCTTCCAGCGCGGGATTTCAGGCCACGCTCATTCATAATCCGAGCAACTCGGACAATGGACTTTTCGGACTCATACAGGGAGTAGATCAGACGGACGATTTTGGCTTCGTCCTCGGCGATGGAGAAGGTCTTGCTCTCTTTGTCGTAGGAGTACCCGTAGGGAACCTTGCCGCCGTTCCAGATGCCATCATTGGCGCGGGACACGAAGACGGCGCTGACTCGCTCAGAGGTCGTTTTGCGCTCCAGTTCCGCAAAAATCAGGATGATTTTGAGCATGGCTTCGCCCATCGCGGAGCTGGTATCGAATTGTTCGTTCTTCGACACGAAGACCACGCCAAGCTCTTTCAGCTCGGCGTACATGACGGAAAAGTCCAGAAGGTTACGGCTGATACGGTCGATTTTCCAGACCAGCAGGTGAGAGAACTCGCCGGTCCTCATTCGGGCCATCATCTGCTGATAGTCTGGACGGTCAGTATTTTTGGCAGAGTAGCCTGCATCCTCGAAAATCACATAGTCCGAGATGCCGAGGGCATATTTTGCATAGTTGATGAGTTCTTCTCGCTGTACGGGCAGGCTAGCCCGGTCAACCTGATACTGCGTTGAGACTCGAACGTATATGGCGGCTTTCTTTTCCTCAAAGCGTTGTGCCGCCTTCTTCGTCACATAGCCCATTGCGAAACCTCCAGAAGATAATGATAGCTGAAGAAAAAGCAGCTCCGTGCGTAGTGCGGGGCTGCTTTTCTGTTATGCACAAAAAGGAATGAAAGAAATTATGCAAATTGTCGGGGGGGGGGGTACACATTCAGCGAATGAACAACGGCATCACGGATGCTGCCATAGTCTGCAAGGTATGGGTCCAGCTTTTGCAGCATAGTAAGCGAGATGGTCTTCTGAGGGCCGCACTGCTCGTCCAGAATATGAGTCGGTACGATGTAGAAGTCCCATCCGTCCAACACCAACGGGTTGGCCCGTTCCCGCACGGTCTCCGTATAGAGGCAGAACACATACACGTCAGATTGCCGCTTGACCTCCTCGGCATAGCCGTTGATGGAGTCCCAAGCTCTTGTTGGACGGATGCTGAACTGGATGTTGGACAGCCTGCCATCGCCCTGCCGCCATGCCTGAAGGTATGCGCCGCTCTTGACCTCGATGCGCACTTCATCGCGAGCCTCGCCATTACATACCCAGTTGTAGGGGAAAGAGATGTCGTAGGGGGTCCAGTCATCGTTGGTTCCGCTCAGATCAATGCCCAGCGCGGCTGATACGATGAACTCGCAGTAGGAGCCTCGCAGGGTATTGTTGAGCAGGTCTGATGCGTTCCAGCGCCAGTAGTCGCTCAAGGAGTATTCTGTAGGCATACCATTGAATACGATGTGTTCATCTCCAGTGCGTTGTTTTGCCATGATTTTCACCTCCTAGAGAAGTCAACTCGTATCAGCCTACGTCGGCTTTTTCCTCACGCTGCATGGATGTTATGATGACCCGCTGTTCCGGGGTCATGTAGCGGTCAAGCAACGACCACAAAACCTGCCGGTCTGCGATGGACGCTTTCTCATAGCAGGCGACTAAGATGTTGACGTCGGGTGGTGTGCGGCTTGCAGCGGGCAGATCGGCACCGACCAGAACATCCAGCGTCACGCCCAGTACAGAGGCCAGCTCCACAGCGGTCTCGATGTTCGGCGTTCTATCGCCAGAAACATAACGTGAGATGGTAGTCTCCGTCGTGTTGATACGTTCTGCGACAGCACGCTGCGTGAGGCCGCGCTTGTCGATGAGTTCTTTGAACTGTTTGGCGAACATGGCTTTGCTGTACATAGTGATACCTCCCAATGTAGCTTACTTACCAAGTTTATAACATACTTGTCAAAGAGTAAACAAAACTTACCAAAATTATCATTTTAAGATTGACATATACCATATCGGTAAGCTATAATGAAGACACGGAAAGGGGGTGAGCAGATGAATAGCTCCAAGCTCAAGGGCATCCGGGTCGAGAAGGGAAAGACCCAGAAGAACATGGCCGAATTGATCGGCAAATCGCTTGTTACCTACTCCAAGAAGGAGCGCGGAGAAGTCGAGTTCTCCAATGAGGAAATGAGCACTGTCGCCAAAGCGCTTGACCTGACCAGCGATCAGGTCAACGCTATTTTTTTCGACGACAACTTACCGAAAGGGTAAGCGTGCGCATGGCGGTTTGCTGATGTCTAAAGTATAACGCATCAAGGGGGCAAGGAAAATGGGACGCGATGCCGCAAAAGCCTGTGAAAACCAGTGCTTCCGGTGCAGGAAAGAGGCCGCAAAGCACAACGATAAGCTCGGTAGCCGTGAAGGTGCTGCGGAACTGCTCGGAATCTCTGTTTCGAGCCTTGCAGATTACGAGTTGGGCAACACAAAGGTCATCCCGGTGGATAAGGTGGTGCTGATGGCAGACATCTACAATGCACCGGAGCTGATGGCGTGGTATTGTTCGTCGGAATGCCTTATCGGAAAGAGCCTCGAAATGCCGTCCCCTGAAATTGCCTCGGTAGAGCGTACGACCATGAAGCTGCTGAAGCAGCTCCGGCAGGGTGACATCGAGCAGGTCAAGGAAAAGCTCATCGACATCACGGCAGATGGCATCATCTCCAAGGATGAGTGGGCAGACCTGACCGAAATCCTCGACTACCTCGACGGACTGATTCGGGCGGCGCGGGAACTGAAGCTCATTGGCTCCAAGCTCCTGAACGGAGGCGCAGACGATGGCTGACATCCAAACGCTGAAGAAGCTGCTGGCAGAAGAATATGGCATCACAACCGCAAGAGAACTCGACGAAGCCATGAAGAAAATCGGCGGATTGAATATCGGCGTGTTTGCATCGCCGGTAAGAAAGGATGGAACAAAACATGAAAAAGTACGCAGTATTGCACGAGCCGGGTGACATCGTTACGCTGGCCGGAACCAGATTTGTGGTGCTGGATGTTGAGCGTCGTGGTAGCCTGCCGGACAGCCTGTTCCTGCTGGCGCTGGAATCGGTTGGCGCTTCTGAATTTGGCAGCTCCAACAACTACGCAGAGAGCGACCTGAAGAAGGCCGTGGATAAGTGGTTGGAGGACATGGGCAAGAGGGGCCTCGACAACGCCAAGCTCATCCCCCGCGAGATCGACCTGACCACGCTGGACGGTTCCGGCTGCTATGGGAAGCTGTCGGTGAAGGCTGCGCCGCTTACACTGGATGAAGCTCGCGAGTACGCTGACATCATCCCCAATGCGGAGCGGTGGTGCTGGCTGGCGACCGGTTGGAGCGGTCCCAGCAAGTCGGACGGTGATCTCGCCCTGTGCGTCGGCTCCAATGGCGACTGGAACAACCACTACTGCTCCAACTCGTGCGGCATCCGCCCCGCTTTGAAGGTCCCCTCTATCCTCTTTGAGGACTCTGAGGCGGGTCTGGACTTGAGCAAGGTTCCTACCGATGATCTGCTTCAGGAAATCCACCGCAGACTCGCGGAAAGGGCATGAGTGCCGATAAGCTGGCAGAAGCGCGGCAGGCGGCGGAAACATCGCTGGGATTCAAAATCCCGGATGTGGTAGCCACCAGCGTTCTCTGGTATGCCCGGCGCAAATGTGAGCTGGCAGAGCAGCCGGAGAGCTACCTTCCGCTTCTGTACGAAACCGAGCTGACCGACTACTATATGCGGTTGGCAATCAACCTGAAGGGAGAAAAGCAACGTGAGCAACGAATGCGTGAAGCCCGAAATTCCGCAGTTCCCGGAATTGACATTTGAGGAAGAACGGCATCTCTACTACCTGAACGGGCTGGAAGTACCCAGCGTGACCACCCTGATGAAGCCGCTGTCCAGTGACTTCTACAGCACGGTGGACCCGGAGGTTCTGAACAAGGCCGCAAAGCGCGGCACGGCCATCCACAATGCGGTGGAGAACTACGCCAAGTTCGGCATTGAGGACATTCCGCCGGTGTATGCCGGGTATTTTGCCGGCTTCCGGGAGTGGTGGGATAGCCGCAAGCCGGAAGTTCTGGCGACCGAAACCAAGGTCTACCACAAAATCCTGCGGTATGCAGGCACGGTCGATCTGCTGTGCATCATCGACGGCAGGGTGACGCTGGTGGACTACAAGACATCGGCACAGGTGAACAGCAAGCTCTGCGCTGTGCAGCTTGAAGCCTATGACAGGGCATGGGAGAGCCACGACATCAAGGTCGATGACCGGCTGATTCTCCACCTGTCCAAGAAGGGCTATCAGGAAGTGCGCTTTCCCCGGAGCGGGAAGTGTTGGTCGGTGTTCTCGTCCTTGATGACGATTAAGAACTACATGAACGAGTAATTTTTAGGAGGTTCGACAGATGGAAAAAGAAACGATGGTGGCAACCGTTCCGCAGGCCGAAATCGTTGATGAGCAGCAGCTCTCCCGCGATGTGACCGACATCGAGTTTCAGGCGGAGTCGCTGGTCATCCAGACCGATGAGGATTACGCCTTTGCCGGTGAGTTCGGCAAGATGCTGAAGAAAAAGGCGTCGCAGGTCACGACGTTCTTCAAGCCCATGAAAGACAGCGCCTATCAGGCCCACAAAGCGGTTTGCGACCGGGAAAAGGCCATGCTGACCCCGCTGCGCAACGCCGAGAAGACAGTCAAGCAGGTGATGAGCGCCTACATTGCAGAGCAGGAACGTAAGCGCCGGGAAGCTGAAGAAGCTGCTCGACGGGCAGCGGAAGCTGAACGGGAGCGTAAGATTCAGGAAGCGGCTACGCTGGAAGCCGCTGGTGACGCAGATGGAGCGGAGGCCGCCTTTGAGGAAGCCGCCATCATGGATGATGCTGCAAGCTATGCGGTAGTGCCTGCCGCAGCCACCCCGAAGGTCTCCGGCGTCAGCACCTCGAAAGACTGGGAAATCGTCGAGATCGACCCCAAGGCGGTCCCGCTGGCGGTGGCTGGCATTGAGCTCCGCCCGGTCGATCAGGCCGCTGTTATGCGCCTCATCCGTGCCTCGAAGGGCCAGATCGAAATTCCCGGCATCACCTACCGTCAGGTCGCAAAAATGAGCTTCAGGGGGTAAAAGAATATGTCTACTGCTATGAGCAAGGCTGAAACCAATGCGCTGTCCGTAAGCTATGAGGTTATGGGAACCAAAGTTGACCTCGATTTGGATTTCGTTAAGCGTTATCTGGTCACTGGCGATGCAAACAAGATTACCAATCAGGAAATCGTGTTCTTTATGAACACCTGCAAGATGCTCAAGCTGAACCCGATGGTCTCTGGTGAGGTCTACTGCATCAAGTTCGGAGACAAGCCTGCACAGCTTGTTGTAGGCAAGGGAGCCTATATGCGCCGGGCGTTTGAGCACCCGGACTACCTGTTTAAGCAGGACGGCATCACCGTTCTGCGCGGCGACCAGATTTTCCAGAAAGAGGGCTGCTGCCTCTATCCGGGCGAATCTCTGGTCGGTGGCTGGTGTCGGGTGTACTTCATGCGCAACGGCAAGGAACGCACAGCGTTCAAGGAGGTGGCCTTTTCTGAGTACAACAAGGGGCAGGCCAACTGGAAGGACAAGCCCGCGTCGATGATCAACAAGGTCGCCATCAGCCAGTGTGTGAGAGACGCTTTCCCGAAAGATTACGAGGGGGTCTACTCGGAAGACGAAATGGTTGCCTCTGGTGCTATCCCGGTGGATTACAAGGAGCTGGATGACCCGAAGCCGGAAGAACAGCCGGCCGAGGAAGAAGACCCGGTCATCTCGCAGGAGCAGCGCCAGCAGCTTTTCAAGGCGGCGCAGGCAAACTTCGGCAAGGACAAGGGCAACGCCGTGGTCAAGTCAATCATCGAGGAGATGGGGCTGACCTCTACGACCGGCATGAAGATGTCCACCTACAACAAGGTGGTCGAGCGGCTGGTCGAGATCTGCACGGCCCACAAGGCGGAGCTGGAAGCTGAGGAAGGCACCAAAAATGACGGTGCAGCCGAAGAATAAAGCCACCGGCGGAAAAGGAAGGTGAGGGGATGCCGTGGATAAGCGTACATCAGGAGGTGGACGGTACGAAGCTCCGTAGATTATACCGTGCCATCGGGTGTTCCAAGTTTGAAGCCCTCGGCATCCTGAACTTCCTGTGGTTCTGGGGCATGAAGAACGCCGATGAGACCGGGCTGGTCAAGGATGCAGACCTCGAAGTCCTGAGCCGATACCTGTACGGCTGCGGCGAGGACTGCCAGCTCGACATGGGCAAAGTGGTTCAGGCCCTTGTGGACACCGGCTGGATTGATGTGGCGGCCGACGGCTTTTACATCCACGACTGGGACACATGGCAGGAGCAGTGGTATAAGCTCCAGAAAAACCGCAGGCTGGATGCTGAACGAAAGCGGAAAGCCCGTCAGATAGAGCGAGAGGCCGCAAAACCTACACCGAAGACCCCGGAGCCGGAACAGATGGAACCTCCTGTGGAACCAGAAGTCAAGCCGCCTGCAAAGCCGAAACCCGATAAAAAATCCTATGCGGAGTTCGTGAAGATGAGCGAAGCGAACTACGACCGGCTCGTGAAACTGTACGGCAAAGCCTTTGCGGATGCCTGCATTGTGGAGCTTGACAACTACAAGGGCGCACGAGGAAAGACCTACAAGGACGACTACCGCGCCATCCTCTGCTGGGTCGTAGACCGGGTCAAAGAAAAGAAACCGGGCCTGCTTCAGCAGGGCGCAAGCGAATCTACGCCGGCTGAAGAAAATCCGTTCAGAGAGTGGGGTGAGCAGAATGGGTGAGTTTGATGGCCTGCTGCAAGGCGTTGTTCGTCAGGCGCAGGCGGCAAATCAGCCGGAGAACGGTGATTACTACGACGATGAAGGGTTCCTCGTCTGCGGGAACTGCCATACACGTCGGCAGGTAGAGGTCAATATGCCTGACCTGAAGGCTGTTCCGTTCGACCCTAAGAAGAAAGTCCGGGTCAAGATGCCGGTATCCTGCCGCTGCCGGGCAGAACGGCGGAAGCAGGAAGAGCAGATGCTCATGCAGGACCGGGAAATGCGGGCAACGCAAACGCTTCAGCGGCAAAGCCTCATGGACGAACGCCTGCGGGACATCAGCTTTGACGGATTCCAGCAGACTAAGGATAACGCCTACAACCTGAAGCTCTGCCTGCGGTATGCGAAGCACTTCGATGAAATGCTGGCAAAGAATCAGGGGCTTTTGTTCTACGGCGGGGTCGGGACCGGAAAGACGTTCGCAGCGGCCTGCATTGCAAACCATCTCCTGAGCCTGCGGGTCCCGGTGGTGATGACCTCGTTTGTGAAGCTGCTGGAAACTATGCAGGGCTTCAGTGAGGATGACAGCGCCCTGATTGCCCGGCTGAACAGGGCAAAGCTGCTCATCATTGATGATCTCGGCGCTGAACGCAGTACAGACTTTGCGCTGGAAAAGGTCTACGACATTGTGGACAGCCGGTACAGAGCCAAACTCCCCATCATCCTCACCACGAACCTGAGCATGACCGAAATGAAAGAATCTGCGGACATCCGCTACACCCGCATCTATGACCGCATCTTTGAAATGTGCTATCCGATGCAGTTCACAGGTCGGTCGTGGAGAAAGGCGGAAGCGGCCCGCAGATTTGACGAGATGAAGAACTTTTTGGAGGGCAACGATGGATAAAGTTATCATCGCAAGCGTTGAGGACCGGCTGACGGTAGCTGCCATCCTCGTAAAGAACGACTACACCGTCCGGCAGGGCAAGCAGCTCCGTCCGGGCAAGAAAAGCTACGAATACTATCTGGAGTACGCTCCGAACGATAAGCCGAAGCAGGCGGCAGGGGAATGAGGACGCAGTTCTGCATCTACGGAGAGCCAAGAGGCAAAGAACGCCCGAAATTCTCGACCGTCTGTGGTCATGCGACAGCCCGAACCCCGGAGAACACGGTTCTGTACGAAAACCTCGTAAAGACCGAGTACAGAATCCAATCCGGGGTTCGGTTTGCTGATGACGCTATGTTGAGCGTGAGGATTTTTGCGTTCCTCTCCGTCCCGAAGTCGGTCAGCAAGAAAAAACCCCTTGCCATGATCGACCGCCTGATACGCCCGACACGAAAGCCTGATTTCGACAACATCGGCAAAATCATCTGCGATGCCCTGAATGGAATTGCCTACCGCGATGATGCCCAGATCGTAGATGCGCTGGTTCGGAAGTTCTACTCCGACATCCCGCGTGTTATCGTTGAAATCTCAGATATACCGTATGAACAGTAAAGGAGAATGACTATGAGCGACAAAACGTATGTGCTGTCCCTGAGCGCGGACACCTTCAACGCCTTCAAGATGGACTTCGACAGCGCCCTCCAGCGCTTGCTTCAGAAGATGGACAGGCTCCAGAGCGACAGCGCCTCCATCAACTGCAAAATCAGCGTGGCACTGACCCCGGCTCCGGAACGGAACTTCGATGCAACGCGGGAGGGGGACACCGTGCAGGTGATGAAGCCCAGCTTCAGCCACGAGATCAGCACCGAAATCAAGGTCAAGGACAAAACGACCGGCAACCTCTCCGGCAACCGCAAGCTGGTGTGGGATGAGGAGCTGATGGAGTATGTGATGAAGGACATCGACGATGGGCAGACCTCGCTTTTCGACACGGCCCAGAGCCGCCAGAATGCTGCGCCCTCTGTGGAGCAGGAACCGCCCCAGCTCCCGGAAGGTATCGTGGATGTTGACTACACGGTCATCAGCGATGACAAGGGCTACATCCTGCGCAACCCCGATAAGTGCGGCATCAAGGACCAGTGGGGCATCCTCAAAGTCCTTGTGGGAGAGCGGATGACGGTGAGCCGGAGCGCAGGCCACTGCTATGCGGAGACCGCAGACGGCATCATCGCCCTCGGCTCTGCCTACCTCGCAGAAGACCCCCGCCATGTGGATGACGGCATTCTGGAGCCTCATCTGGCAGAGGAAATCGCCTGCAACGGCTTCGGCACGGTTCAGGTCGGCGACCATGAGGAGCCGGAGAAAATCGTGGTAGAGTGTCTGGAATGCGGTGGCATCCTGCTGGAGGTGGAGAACCCCAACGCCCGGAAGGGTGATTCCGAATGAGGTACGGAACCTGTTTTCTGTGCGGAAAGACCGGTTGGCTGGAGGAGCACCACGTTTACCCGGGGCCGTTTCGGGATAAGTCCGAAAAGTATGGCCTGAAGGTGGGCCTGTGCGGCGAGAGCTGCCATCGGAACGGTCGGTATGCGGCGCACCAGTGCAGGGAAACCTCCGATGCCCTGAAGCAGTTCTGGCAGATCAAGTACATGATGGCCAACAAAGCCAGCGTCGCAGACTTCCGGGCGGCATTCGGGAAGAACTATCTGGAACTCGACTACTACGATGATGAAAGGAGCTACCCTATGAACATTATTGCCATCAGCGGCCGCTTGACACGCGACCCCGAACTGCGCACCACTCCCAACGGAAAGCCCGTTGTGGAGTTCACGGTTGCGGTTGACCGGCCCGGCGTTAAGGACCAGACGGACTTTATCGACTGCGTGGCGTGGGAAAAGAAAGCTGAGTTTGTCGCCCGGTATTTCAAGCAGGGAAAGCGTATCGAGGCAAGCGGTGTTCTTACCACACGCACCTACGAGAAAAACGGGGTGAAGCGCAAGCGGACGGAGGTTCGCTGCGATCAGGTCTTCTTCGGCGAGTCCAAGAAAGATAGCGGCTCCACCCCGCAGGCAGCGCCGGAACCCACGAACGATGATTTCCGCCCGCTGCCCGATGATGATGACATCCCGTTCTGAGAAAGGAGAACACATGGAAGAAAATAAGAATCCCCTTATGGGCCATGTCGTAAAGGTCCCTGCACAGGTGTCCGGCATCCCTGACGGGGTGCAGATGACGGTGAACGCAGCCGTGACCACCTTTGCGGCGGTCGATGGCAAACCGGCTGGCATCGAAAGCATGGGTACGGCAGAATGCAATATGCTTGCCAGCTATACGCGGGGAACGGTCTCGTTCTCTGTCCACGGGGAAAAGCCCGTTATGGTGAGCGTCCGTCTGGATGAGTTGATGAGACTCTTGCAGGCGGCTGCTGCTGTATGTCACCACGAGCAGGAAGACAAGAAGAATGCTGAGGAGGAAAAGGCATGAGAAAGCTGTTTACGTCTGAGTCTGTGACCGAGGGTCATCCCGACAAGGTGTGCGACCGTATCTCTGATGCGGTGCTGGATGCAGTGCTGGCGAAGGACTCGGAGGGCCGGGTGGCCTGTGAGACCTGCTGCACCACCGACACGGTGTTCATCGCAGGCGAGATCACGAGCAAGGTCGATGTGGATATTGAGGGCATTGCCCGGCGGGTCCTGCGTGACATCGGCTACACCGGAGGGGCATCTGGCTTTGATGCCGATACCTGCAAGGTCATGGTGTCCGTCCACAAGCAGTCCCCTGATATTGCAATGGGAACCAGCGACATGGTCGGTGGCGCGGGCGATCAGGGCATGATGTTCGGCTACGCCTGCAACGAAACCCCGGAGCTGATGCCCCTGCCCATCATGCTTGCGCACAAGATGGCCTACAAGCTCGCCCAGACCCGCAAGGATGGAACCATCCCCTTTATCCTGCCGGATGGCAAAACGCAGGTAACGGTGGAATATGAGGGGGATGGGAAGCCCCGGCGTATCGACACCATCGTCATCTCCACCCAGCACACGGACGGAAGCCTCCCTATGCTGATGCACCCGCTGGTGGAAAATGTCATCACGCCTGTTTTGCAGGAAGCCCGTCAGCACCTCCCGTGGCTTAACATCGACACTTACGACCTGTACATCAATCCTACCGGGCGTTTTGTGCAGGGTGGCCCTGCGGCAGACACCGGCTTGACCGGGCGGAAGATCATCGTGGACACCTATGGCGGTTATGCTCCCCACGGCGGCGGGGCATTCTCTGGCAAAGACCCCACGAAGGTTGACCGCAGTGCAGCATACATGGCCCGGCATATTGCAAAGAACGTCGTGGCATCGGGTCTGTGCGATAGGTGTCAGGTCCAGTTGGCCTATGCGATCGGCATGGCGCTCCCGGTATCCCTGCGCATCGACACGTTCGGGGCCAATGTGGATGAGGAAAAGCTCTGCAATGCAGTAGACCGCTGCTTTGAACTGACCCCGCTGGGAATCATTGATGCCCTGAACCTGCGCCTGCCTATCTATGAACAGACATCCGCCTACGGCCACTTCGGCAATGTAACGGGCGGCAATTTCACATGGGAGAGCACCCACAAAGCGGGGCTCCTGCGCAGAACGTATAACACGCTGTAAGAAACAAGGCAAGCCTCTTTCCCCGTGGGCGGGGAAGGGGGCGAAGCCCATGATGGGAGGTTTAGACATGGCACAGGAAGACAAGAACGTCACAATTCCCCCGGAAATGATGCAGGAGATCGTACGGGTGGCATCGGAAACAGCCATTGAAAAGTTCCAGCACGAAGCGGAGCGGAACCGAAAGGCCGTCAAGGACAAGCGCCTGCATAATACCAAGCTGCTGCTTCAGAACTACCACTGCTTTGTAGAGCATAGCAAGAGTGCCGTGTATGAAGCCAGCCAGCTCTCCGAGGATGACGACTTCGAGGAGTTGATGGAGGAGCTGATGAGTCAGAGCGACGGCAGGGTGAGGGTCCCGGTGGTGAGGAGCATTCAGGAGAGTGCTGCCCACACCCGCATCATCGTGCAGCACATCGACCGTATGCTGGAATACTACAAGTTCCGCTGTGAGCATTCCAAGCGTGCGGAGGAAATGCGTCGGTATCGGACGATTTACGACCTCTACATTGCCCCTGAACCCAAGACTCAGCAGCAGATCGCCGATGAAGAACACGTCGATTTGTCAACCGTGTTCCGCGACCAGAAGGCGGGTATTTCCAAGTTGAGCGCCCTGATTTTTGGATGGTTGGACTAAAATTTTGGCAAAGTTGCAAAAAACTTGCTATTGCAGTGCAATTACCACTGTGGTAAGATACGAAGCGTGAACCGATGTGTCACCCCGGAAAAACCGCAAGTGGCACATCCGGCCTCGTATCAAGCTGTAAAGCCAAAATTTTTCGCTCTGAATGCAAAACTGATTGACTCCGGTGGGTAAAGGGTTAGAATGAAGATAGGCCCAAAATCTTACCGAAAAGGTCAGGAGGTACGACAGATGGAACGAAAATCCGATAAAGTTAGACGTCTGGTTGCAGACGGCGACTTCAAAGGGGCTTTGCGGATTGCAAAGGACTTCAGGCTCGGCATCACGAAGGAGCAGTCCTCCACGATGACAAGAGCGTATGAGTGCATGGTCCACGGAAGATTCTACAAGCAGCTCGGCTATAATCTCGATGAGAAGATAGCTGAGGGCGTGAAGATTCTGGTGGGCTTGTACGGAAGGAGCGAGGCACATGATTTACACCAGCCGGTACAGTAACCCGGAACTCAAGACCGGGAACTACACAGTCGTTGGGATAACACGGGGAGCGCCTAAGTTCCCCCTTCGGTATACGCTTGCAGGCAACATCATGGAGATCGCGCCGCCGGGTTATCTGTTCAACGAATACAACCGGGAGCGGTTCACGCCGCCCTACTTCCAGCACATGGACAGAGTAGGGACGGCGCGGATTGCTCAGATTCTCCAGCATTATGAGGACATGGGCAAGCCCGTGGTGCTTTGTTGCTACGAAGATGTCCGAAAGCCCGGAGAGTGGTGTCATAGACTGGTGTTCGCAGAATGGTGGCTCCAGAGAACAGGAGAAATGATCGAGGAGCTGCCTGACCCGTCACCAAACAAGTGGGCGAAACAGCCTGAACCGCAGAAAGCGGTTGAGCCTGATGCAGTCCAGATGAAAATGTGGTAATACCCGCCGATAGCTCAGAAAGTAGAGCACCTGACTCTTAATCAGGGGGTCGCACGGTTCAATCCCTGCTCGGCGGACCAACCATAGGGAGTCATGTTGGAAACAGCATGGCTCCCATTTTTTATGCCTACGAACAAGGGCTTTCCAGACGTTCACGTCTTTGGAAACAACCCACCCTCTGGAAAGCAACTGCTCCAGTCGAAACCAGAGGGGCAATTTTGAAAGAAAGGTCGGTGATATGAATGGCAAAGTTCCAGAACCCCGGAGCGTTCTTCCTCGGAACTCTGGTTGCTCAGGAGCAGAAGTTCCTGAAGCCGCTGATTGAAAACGCCCGCAAGCAGGGGTACACCCGGTTCGTTGAGCCGTGCGCCGGCGCTTTCGCCATGTCGCACATCGCGGCGCAGTGTGGGTACAAGCCCAGCGAGATCGAGGCCAGCGACGTTTCGATGTTCACATCCATCATGGGATATGCCATCACGGGCAAGTCCCTTGAGGAGCTGGAAATCAGAGCGGACGGCTTCACGAATGAGGAGCTGCTTGACCCTGCGGTTGCGCTCTATGCGCAGTTGTACCTGCGGACTGTGAAGAACGCCGGGAAGGAATACTTCTACGGCATCATGCGCGATCTGGAATACCGCAAGGAGGAGCATCTGGCGGAAATCCGCGCACAGCTCGACAGGGCCAAGCAGTCCTTGCATGGGATGAGCTACCGCCCGCTGGATATGTGGAAGCATCTTGAGGAGTGCTACGATGACCCCCACTGCCTTGTGGTTGCCAATCCGCCCACCTATGCCGCTGGATTCGAGAAGTGGTATGACACCGGCGGGCGTATGACGTGGAAAGAACCTGAGTATGGCATCTTCGACCCCAAGACCGGGCTGAACGATCTGTACGACAAGATGAACGATGCCAAGTGCCTTCTGATGTGCTACGAGGAGAACGCCCCGGGCCTCACTGCCGGGCATCCTGTCTTTGCCCGGTATGGCGTGCGTGACGGCATCAACGTGTACCTGACTACCAACCGCCCGGATGAGGCAACCATGCTTGCCGAGGGTAAAATGATTACCCGCCCGAACGAGGGCAAGCTGGAGCCGCTGGATTGCAGCATCCTGCCGCGTGATTATGAAATCACCCGCAAGAGCAAGATTCAGATTACCCAGATCGAGCGCACCGCCGCCCAGTATTACAGAAAGCTCTGGACGCACAACTTTGTCGGTTCGTCTGCGCCTATCAACATGGCCGTCCTCATCGACGGAAAACTGGCAGGCGTGTTCGGGCTGGATAAGTCGGCACTCACGATGGGTGCCTTCGGTACGCAGGTTTCCGATGCTGTGTTCCTTATGTACGGCATGACCGTTCCCCATAAGACCTACCGGCTGGGGCGGCTTCTGACCATGCTGGCACAGAACAGGCCGCTGATTATGAACATCTGCACGGATTTGGAGAAGGAAAAGGCCAAGTCCCTCAAGACGGTGCAGATGACCAAGTACCCGGAGGCCAAGGAAATGCGGGGGCTGATGGAGTTGACCAAGAAAGTCCCGGATAAGAAGATGGGCTACCGGCTCACATACGAGTCGCCCTTGTACGATAGAAACGCCAAACAGGCATTGAATGAATGGTTAGGGAGGGAAGAACGATGGCAGAAACAGCGCGAGAAAACCAAGTCAGCAGCGCAGCCGTAAAGTATGAAACGGTCGCCGACATGGGTTCCGGTCTGGTCATTGCCAAAGTAAAGCTGACCGACTTCCGCGAGCAGGACATCAACGCTCGCATTATGAAGACCGAGATGCAGAAGCAGCTCACCGACAACATCAAGAAGCGGGGCCAGCTTGAAAGCCTCCCGTTCTGCGCACTCATCGACGGCAAAATCGAGATTATCTCCGGCCACCACCGCATCCGTTCTGCAAAGGACAGCGGTGTGCTGACGGAGCTTTTTGTCATTCTGGACACCACCGGCCTGCGGCGCTCTCAGGTGGCCGCAAAGCAGTTGGCGCACAACGCCATCAGCGGCTTTGATGACCAGTCCACCCTGAAGGAAATCGCCAAGATGATCGACGATGTGGACGATATGCTGGAAAGCTACATTGGCAAGGACATCATCGGCGAGCCTATGGCCGAGCTTGAGAAGCTGCTGTCCCCGAAGGTGGAGTTCGACTGGAAAAACGTCACGTTCACCTTCCTGCCGCACCAGCTCCGCGATTTGGACCAACTTGTGAAGGTTCTGGGTTCCCTCAGCCCCGATATGCTGGGCGTTGCAGATATTGACCAGCACGAGGAGTTCATCGAAACCATCACGAAGTACCAGCAGTTTGCCAACGTCAAGAACACCGGCGCTGCCATCCACGCCATGATTAAGGCCACCGAGTCCCTGTTCGATGACCTGCACTTCGATGAAAGTCAGGAGTGGGTGCAGTTGCCCAACCTGTTCGGCTCTCCGGCCATCCCCAAAGAGGCTGCTGATACCATCACGCAGGCGCTCGACAAGATGGTCAAGGAGGGCGAGATCGGCCCGAAGAACAAGTGGCAGGCCCTTGAATACTGGGCTGCGGATTATCTGGCAGGGAAGTAGGTGATAGCAAATGCCTACGCCTCTAAAGTACAATCCGGCGTACCACGATGACTGGGCATGGTCACTTGCTATCAAGGGCGCAACAGATCAGGACATTGCCGATGCCTTCCGCGTTTCGCGTAGGACCATCATTCGCTGGCGACAGACGTACCCGTCGTTCAATACGGCCTGTCAGAGCGGAAAAGAAGTCGCCGACGCAAAAGTAAAAAAATCTCTGTTTGAACGCGCTGTAGGCTTTGAATATCAGGAAAAGGAAAGCGTCATTGACGTAGACCCTCGGACTGGTGAGCAGAAGCCGGTCCGGGTCAGAACGCTCACGAAGAAAGCCGTTCCCGATACAATGGCTCAAATGTACTGGCTCAACAATCGTTGTAGAGAGGAGTTCTCTCAGACTCAGAAGGTCACGTTTGATGGTTCTGTTCAGGCCAGACCTTATGAGAACCTGAGCGAGGAGGAGCTGAGGGAGGCTCTGGCCTGCATGAGCGATGAAGAAGACTCCGAATAAACGGTCCTATTCTAAAGCTCAAAAAGCCGCGTCCCGTGAGGAGCTTCGTAATGAATTGGCGAGACGGTACTATGCCGATTATGTCCAGTACGTTCACATGGGCAGGTGGAAAAGAGCCAGACACCTCGACCTTGTGTGCGAGAAGCTGGAAAGCATCATAGAGGGGAAGACCAAGCGGCTGATGATATTCATGCCGCCGCGCCACGGCAAGTCCATGACCGTGACCGAAACCTTCCCCTCGTTCTATCTGGGAAAGAACCCAGAGAAGCGTGTCATCGAGATCAGCTATAGCGGCGACCTTGCCCAGCAATTCGGCAAGCGGAACCGCGATAAGGTCGAGGAGTTCGGTCCTACGCTGTTTGGGCATACCATCTCCCAAGTGCAGGCCACCAAAACGAACTGGAACCTCGACAACGGCATGGGCGGCATGATCTCCGTTGGTATCGGCGGCTCCATTACCGGCTATGGCGCAGACCTGCTTATCGTCGATGACCCCATCAAGAACCGCGCCGAGGCTGAATCTGCCACCTACCGCGATAAGCTGTGGGACGAGTATCAGTCCACGGTGAGTACCCGACTGCACGCAGGCGGCGCTGTTATCATCATCCTTACCCGCTGGCACGAAGATGACCTTGCCGCCCGGCTCCTGAACCCGGAGTACGGCAAGGTTGAGGACTGGGACATTATCTCGCTCCCGGCCGTTTGCGAAGACCCGGCTACCGACCCTCTGGGCCGTGAGCTAGGCGAGGCGCTGTGGCCTGCGGGCGGCTACGACGAAGCATGGGCTGCACAACAGAAAGAGACCGTCGGTACATACGCATGGTCTTCTCTGTATATGCAGACCCCCACACCAAGCGCCGGCGGTATGTTCAAGAGAGAGTGGTGGAAACGCTGGGCGGCGCTGCCGTCCGGCCTGCATGACTTCATCCAGTCGTGGGACTGCACCTTCAAGGACAAGGACGGTTCAGACTTCGTTGTTGGACAGGTCTGGGCAAGGAAAGGCGCAGACCGTTATCTGCTCGATCAGGTGCGTGGCCGCATGAGCTTCACGGAAACGCTGGATGCCATGCGCGGGCTTTCCTCCAAGTGGCCCCAGACCACCAGAAAGCTGGTCGAGGACAAGGCCAACGGCACGGCGGTCATCGACGTGCTGAAGAAAGAAATCCCCGGAATCATCCCGGTGGAGCCGTTTGGCGGCAAGGTGGTCCGCGCCCATGCGACCACCGCTGTGGCTGAAGCTGGAAACGTCTACATCCCAGCGGCATCTGCCTGTCCGTGGGTGATGGACTTTGTGGAGGAAATGGCGGCGTTCCCAAGCGGTGCGCACGATGACCAAGTTGACTGCTATTCGCAGGCGAACGCCTATTACAACGACAATACGTTTGATATTCGTTCGCTGATAACGTAAGAAAAGAGGTGAATGCAATGCTGATTATTTTCTCGGTCAATGACCAGAAAATCACCCATGACCTGAAAGGCCAGCTTGTCGCAGGCAGCGTAGACATTGTGCAGGCCGCGTTCAAATTTGACAGCTCGTGGGATGAACTGGACAAGATCGTCGTCTTCACGAGCAGCGCTTGTCCCAAGCCCGTCCCGGTGCAGTTTGCCGATGAGGCGTTCTACATCCCGAAGGATGTGCTGAAGCCCGGCAAGCTCTACGTTTCCGTGGTCGGTTTCGGGCTGGACGGCCGGAAGAAAACTACGCAGAAGTGGGACATCATGCAGGCTATCACCGTTCAGAAGTGCGGCGATGGCGGCGATTGTGACCTGCTGCGATATTTGGCACAAGGTCAGGTCGCCGACGGGAAAGTCGCAAAGGACGAAGAAGTCAAAGATATGCTGGACACTGTGTTTGGCAAATCGGAAGCTCCCAAACCAGACCCCGGTGGCTCGGACTCCAATGACAAGAACGTCAGCGAGGATGACATTGCCACCGATAAGGACGTAGCCGATATGCTCAACAAAGTATTTGGCTGATGTCCTCTCGCCCTTGAAAGAGGGCCTTAATTCGTCATAGCAGCGCTGAAACTGCTGTGAAATATAATTTTGGAGGTATGCAAATGCCCGTATCCGCAAGTAAGCTTGTAACCCTCGCTCAGTTGCAGGCGCAGGCGGAGAGAGTGAAGCAGGAGCTGGCGAAGTACACGCTGGCATCCGAGCTTGGCTCCCTCGCCAAGAAGAGCGAAATTTCGGAAGCTGACCTCTCGGCTGCTCTGAAGTCCGTTATTGACGGAAAGATGGATGCAGCAGACAGTATGACGACCGAGGCAATCAACAGTGCCATCGCCACCGCCATTGCAAAGTCTGCTCATGCACGCTTCGAGAAAGTTGAGAAGGTTCCTTCCAACGATGAGGCGCAGGATAATGTGCTGTATCTGGTGATGAATGCTGCCACCGGGTACTACGACATTTACGCTAAGGTCGGTGAGGAAGTCGTCCGTCTGGATGACACCACCGTTGACCTGAGCAACTATGCGACCATCGACCAGTTGAATGCCGTTTCTGGAGGCATCGGCGGCACGGCGTATGCAGGCACGAAGGAAGACCTGTCTGCATCCGATGATTCGGTTATCGCCGCGTATTTCAAGGCGCACACCGACGTGGCCGTCAAGAAGGGCGATGTCTTCGTGGTCACGACCGCCGTTGGCAACTCTACCTACGAGAAGTCCGCCTACTTCTACAACGGCAAGGCGTGGGTGGCGATGACCGGCAATGTTGATGCCGATAAGGTCATCCTGCGCGAGAACATCACGCTGGCCGGTGGCTATACGCAGGTCGGCAACCTGACCAAGAGCCAGAACGGCACGGCCACTTTCGCCACCAAAGGCAAGAGCGTCATGGATGCCCTGACCGAGATTTTCAGCAAGCGGCTCCAGCCCAGCATCACCGCCCAGCCGTCCATCGGCACGTTCACGCTGACCGGTGCTGGTGCTGTTGAGGCCGGCACTAAGGTAGCTGCTGCGGCCTACTCTGGCGCAACGCTGAATGCTGGCTCCTACCAGTACGGCCCTGCAACCGGCGTTACCGCCACCAACTGGAAGGTCGAGCGTATCACCAATGCGGCCACCACGCAGGTGACTACTGCTGATGCAGCATCCCTGACCGCTGGCTCTGACAACAACGGCGGCGCTGGCTTCATCATCGGCGATGCAGGCGGAGACAATGCCGTGTCCAGCCTGAAGTACCGCGTGACTGCAACCCACGGTGCAGGCGTGACCGCAAAGGACAATCTCGGCGCTGACTCCAGCCCGGTCGTTGCCATTGCAGCAGGCAGCAAGACCAAGGATACCGCTGCCTACACCCCGTTCCGTAACGTGTTCTACGGTGCGGCCGCTGGCAAGCCTGCTCTGGACAGCACGGCTATCCGCGCACTGGGCAAGACCGGCAAGGCTTACGCCGCCGGTACGCTGACCATCAACGTCCCCGTCGGTGCGCAGCGTGTGGCGATCGCCTGCATTGCGACGGCCAAGGGTGTCACCAAGGTCATCAACGAAACCGCGATGAACGCGGATGTCACCAGCACCTTCACCAAGTCTACCGTGTCCGTCGAGGGCGCAAATGGCTATGCGGCGAAGGATTACAACGTCTGGGTCTTTGAGCCTGCTGTTGCCTATGGCAATGCCGCAGTCCTCAAGGTTACGCTGGGCTGAGAGGGGAGGAACTGAACATGGCTGTGAACAATACCGCAAAGGCATACTCCAACATGGAGTTCCCCCTGAGCATGAAACGTCAGGATGCTTTTGCTCTTGACCCGACCTGCGTCTGGCCTTCTCTGGCGGAGGCGCAGAACTACGCAAAGACGAACCCGACCGCATACATCGGTCAGGTCCTCTCCGTGGTTGCTGATGGTACGGCTACCGCATACACCATCAAGAACGCTGCTGGCGATCTCGCCCCGCTGGGCGCTGCCGCAGTCGATATTGCGACCGATTCCGAAGTGAGCGAGATGCTGAGTGAAGTATTTCCCGCCAACGACACCTGATAAAGATATGGAGGAATGAACGATATGGCATACAATGAGGAAAAGCTGGCCCGCCTGAAGCACCTGAAGCAGCTCGCACAGAAAGCTAAGGCTGAGAGCGACGCTGTTGCTGCTCGCGTTAAGGCTCTGGAAGATGTTGGCGCACAGGCCAACGTGCTGGAGACCATCAAGGTCAACGGTGTTGTGCAGGACATCAAGGATAAGGCTGTGGACATCAAGGTTCCCGGCTACACTGTGGAGAAGTCTGAGAAGTCCGGCGACTATGCTGCTGTCTACCAGCTCATGAAGGATGGCGTTGCCGTTGGCGCGGCTATCAACATTCCGAAGGATATGGTGGTTAAGTCTGGCTCTGTTGTGACCAACCCCACCGGCCAGCCCAAAGGCACTTATATCAAGCTGGTTCTGGCAAATGCCACCAACGACACCCTGTACGTTGATGTCGGCGGCCTGATCGAGTATGTTACCTCCGGCTCTGCTGCGGGTGATATGGTTGTCATCGCCATTGATGAGCAGACCCATAAGGTCACTGCATCTATCACCGACGGCGCAATCACTAAGGCAAAGCTGGAGACCGAGGTGCAGACCGCCCTGAACAAGGCCCATGAGCACGCCAACAAGGCGCTGCTGGACACCTACGACCAGACCAACGCCAACATCAAGGATGCCGTCAGCAAGAAGCACTCCCACGCCAATGCGGCCGAGCTGGACAAGATTGCTACCGGCGATAAGGCAAAGTGGGATGCCACCTCCACCAAGGTTGACGGTATTGCTGAGGGCGCTACCAAGGTCGAGGCCAGCACCACCGAAGGCAACATCAAGATCAATGGCGTGGAGACCGCGGTCGTTACCATCGCCACCGACGCTGAGGTCACTGAGATGCTGACCGAGGTCTTTGGCGCAACCGCCTGATAACCCATAAGTAAGAATGCAGCGGCAGGGGAATGGACTCCTGCCGCTGTTATTTTTGGAAAGGAAAGCGAACATGAGCGACAAACTCAACACGCTTGAAGCGCTTAGGCTTGCTTCTCTGAGGGCAAAGGGTTACACGGCAGAACAAATTGCAGAGCTGGCTTCTGCGATGGAAGACATCATCAAGGACATCAACGATTCTCTGAAGACCTGCGAAGATCATGTACAGTCGGCTCATGCTCCCGCAAATGCGGAAGAAAACGTCATCGTCAGCATCCAGCGGAATGGGCAGGCCATTGCTCCCGACAACAAAGTCGTGAACATCGAGGTTCCGACCAAGACCTCTGCGCTGGAAAACGACTCCGGCTATGCCACGACGGAAGATGTTGAAGAAAAGGTCAATGGGGCTGGACATCTGAAAGCCGTCCCTGTCGATGCTCTCCCTGCGCCCAGTGAGGCCAACGCTGACACCATTTATTTCCTTCGTAAGAACAACAGTGAAGCTGGGAAGCAGTACAGAGCGTACAAGCTCATCCACGGCATCTTTGAGATCGTCGGCTCTGCGGAGGTAGACCTCACCGGCTACGCCACGCAGGAAAGTGTGGCAAAGGCGGATGACAACCTCATCAAGGGCATCTACAACAACATGACCGCAAGCAGCGAGAAGTATCTGGGCAGCGGGAACCTGCTGCTGTTCTGGACGCTGCTGAAAAGTCTGCTTAACGGCCATGAGTCCAGCATCAACGACCTGCTGGCCCGCGTGAAGCTGCTGGAGCTGATTCTCAGTGCTGATGTTACCGGCAACCCGTACTACGTCACCTTCAACACCCTGACGGATGTTGTGGTGTCCACCGGCATCTGGAATGAGTCGGATGGGCGCATCGAATTTTAACAGGAAGGAGGAAGCGCAATGCACATACCTGAAGATGAGGCCGAGCGTCGGCGCTTGAACGAGCGCGGCCGTGAAATCCTCCGGCGGAAGAGCGGCGCTGTGCGTCCGCATCGTGAGGATGGCTATGTGAACCTCCTGAACAAGTACGGAACCAAGCAGGACAACTCCGAGGCGTACAAGTTTGAGCGGGAGCCGGTCATCCCTGATATGCAGCTCACTGGGCTGTATGAGGGCAACGGTCTGTTCTCCAAAATCATTGATACGCCTGCCGAGGAAGCGCTGAAGCATGGCTTCGACCTGAACCTGAAAAGCGACGAGTTGAACGCCTTTGTGGAAGACGCTCTGGATGATCTCGAATGGGAAGAGAGAGCCGCTACCGCAATCAAGTGGGCGCGGCTCTACGGCGGCGCTCTTATCGTCATGCTGATCGACGATGGGCGCGGGCTGGAGGAGCCTGTTGACTGGGAACATATCCGCAGCATTGATGAGCTGCGCGTCTATGAGCGCTCCATCGTGCAGCCTGACTACGCCAGCCTGTACCAGCAGGACTACGGCGGGAAGGGCGTTGGGAACCGGGTGTCCAAGTTCGGACAGCCGGAATATTACTATGTTTCCAGCATCTACGGTTCCTTCAAGGTCCATGAGAGCCGATGTCTGGTGTTCCGCAACGGCGTTCTGCCGGAGCAGACCTCCAATGCAACCTACCTGTTCTGGGGTATGCCTGAATACGTCCGCATTCGCCGGGCGTTGCGGGAAACCGTAACAGCCCACACCGACAGCGTGAAGCTGCTGGAGCGGAGCGTGCAGGCTATCTATAGCATGAAGGGTCTTGCTTCTCTGCTGACCACGGATGACGGCGAGAACCAAGTGCTGAAGCGCCTACAGCTTGTAGACACTTCCCGTGGTCTGCTGAACAGCATCGCCATTGACTCCGAGGGAGAGCAGTACGACTTCAAGACGTTCCAGTTTTCCGGTGTCAAGGATGTCATCGACGCGACCTGCAATATGCTGTCCGCGCTGACGAACATCCCCCAGACGATTCTGTTTGGCCGCTCACCGGCCGGCATGAACGCCACCGGCGACAGTGACTTCGAGAGCTATTACAACTTTGTGGAGAAGATTCAGCGCTTGATGCTGAAGCGTAACCTCCGCACACTGCTGGACGTTGTGTTCCGAGCGGGCATCGCTTCAGGCGATGTGGCCGAGGAACCCGACTACAAGCTGGAGTTCAAGCCCCTGTGGAGCCTGAGCGACACAGAGCAGGCCGCAGTTGACCAGACCAAGGCTCAGACCGCTCTGGTCAAGGCCCAGACTGCGCAGGCATACGTCGATATGCAGGCACTCGACCCCACCGAGGTGCGCCGCCGCCTTGCGTCCGATGAGGAGTTTGATGTCGAAGACATCATCTCCGAGGATGACGAGGATGATCTGTTGCAGTCGTTGCTGGGTACTGAGCCGAGCACCATGAGCGACGTGGAAGCCGCCCAGAAGAACATTGAGCAGGGGCAGGCTCCGGGCGGCGAGGAACAGAGCGCTACCGTAGCACCTACGGCCACTCCGCCGACCACCAATGCCGATGCCACCGACACTGACTATGGTGTCGGCGTTCTTGTTGTGCAGGATGGCCGGTTTCTCTGCGGCACTCGCCTGAAGGGCGGCTCTGTTGGTGGACCGGGTGGGCATATCGAGGCGGGGGAGTCCCCGGAAGATGCAGCCATCCGCGAAACACAGGAGGAGTTCGGCATCACGCCGAAAGACCTCATGCCGGTAGCCTTCCTGAGCGACCTGAAACCGCCGTACTGCCCGTCCCATGTGTTCCTCTGCACGGATTTTGACGGCAGCATCCGGTGCGCTGATGGCGAGATGACCTCTCCGGGGTTCATCACCGCCGAAAAGGTGGCCGAGCTGTCCACTCAGAATCCGGAACGTCTGTTCCCGCCGTTTGCCCAGAGCATCACCGCGCTGCTCGACGTTTTATCGTCAAATCCCGGTTTGACATCGGAAGCGCAAAATGCTAAGATGAAAGATAGGATGGACTTCAACGAAGCCGACCACCCACGGGATGAAAACGGACAGTTCGCGGAGAGCGAGGGCAGTGGCTATGGTTCCACCGAAAGCGAGTCTACGGTATCTCCCGAAGGCGAAAATGTTCCCTGCACAGGGTTCGCTTCTTCTGCAAGGCTTGAAGATCATGCCACCCGCCACGGGTTGGCTGAGATGGGCTTTGCGACGAAAGAGGAATACCAGCAGAAGGGCATCGACTTTCTGAAGCAGCCTTGTGGCGGTGATGTTATTGGTTATGCTCGGCCTGATGGCGTAGTTGTTCGGTTCAACACCAAAACGACAGAGTACGCAACCGGTGTTCCCGGTGGCCCGCTTAAAACCTACATGAAAGCCAAGTGCAACCGAAAGACTGGCGAGGCACGGCCCGAAGTCGCCATGAAGTATTACGAGTTCAATAAGGAAAAGGACCTGAAGGAGGAAGACGATGAGCAAGGCAGTTAAATGCCCGGTATGCGGGCAGACCGAACTTGTCGATGACGGCGATGTCTGCGATGTCTGCAAGTGGTTCCATGACCGCTATCAGGAGGAGTTTCCTGATGAGGAGGACTGCGAGAACCACATGAGCCTGAACCAAGCCCGCGAGGCATGGAAGAACGGGCAGAAGGTGGAGTGATTGCAATGTACAACTTCATTGCAATCTACCGGTTGCTGGAGGATGCCGGATATATCGAGGTCTTCGGCCATAGAACGAGGATAACCCTTCGTGGACTGGAGTATCTACAACAGAATAGCCTGATGCAGCGAGCCGTAAGCCTCATGTGAGGTTTGCGGCTTTTCTGCTGTGTAAGAGCGATGGGAAACCACCGCTCTTTTTGTTTGCCCGAATTTCCCATCTCAAAAACGGAACGGAGAAAGAGCATGAACAAGGTCACGATTTACAGATATGACGAAAACAAACCCATGCGCACCCTGAACCTGAACGGCGAACCGTGGTTCGTTCTGCGGGATGTGTGCGAAGTCTTAGGGTTGGGCAACAGCCGCATGGTTGCAGACCGTCTGGACGAGGATGAGAAGGGGGTAAGTCAGATTGACACCCTTGGCGGCGTGCAGAATGCCACCATCATCAGCGAGTCCGGCCTGTACAACGTCATCCTGCGCAGCGATAAGCCGGAGGCCAAGCCCTTCCGTAAATGGGTCACGGCCGTGGTGCTGCCCAGCATCCGCAAGAATGGCGGCTACATTGCCGGGCAGGAGGAGCTTTCCCCGCAGGAGCTTATGGCAAAGGCCCTGCTGGTCGCGCAGAAGACCCTGACTGACCGCGATGCCCGCATCAAGGAGCTGACGGTGCAGAACCAGATCATGCAGCCGAAGGCCGAGTATTTTGACGAGCTGGTGGCCCGGAACCTGCTGACCAACTTCCGCGAAACCGCCAAGGAGCTGGGCATCAAGGAGAAGGACTTCATCGGCTGGCTGCTCGACCACAAGTACGTCTACCGTGACCAGAAGAACAAGCTGATGCCGTATGCGGCAAAGAACAACGGTCTGTTCGAGGTGAAGGAGGGCAAGGGCCGGCACAATGATTGGACCGGGACCCAGACGCTCATCACCCCGAAGGGCCGTGAAACCTTCCGCCTGCTGTGTAAGGAACCGCCTGTTTTACCGCAGTTCACCACATTGTAAACCGACATCAGGGCGATTGTAAACCAGAAAAGAACCGTTTTTCCACCGCAATCACCGAAATGGTCGTAAAACGCAGGCCCGAAATTCGCCTATTCTTAGAATAAATTCAATCAAATTTGGATAAATATTCAAAAATGGCCGAAAACAGGCCAAAATCCGCAGGAACGTCCACCGGACAATCCGGCGGAGCGTCCGACTATAACCGTACCTTACCCAACCAAACCGTAACCTGTTGTCAAATTTTCACTTCGTTCAAATTTGCCAACGGTGCGGGCGCGGGGCCGAGCATCAGGCAGGGGCTTTTCGCAACTGCTGCAAATAAAGCCATCTAACGGCTTTCAAACCTCTGACACAAAATTATCCCACACGCACATTTGGGACGTTTCCCGGCACTCATCAGAAGCTCTCAGAGGGCATTAAGCCATAATCTCAACTGCGGCGGTGCAAATCGCCGCTTTTTTGCTGTTCAGAACCAGAAAAGGAGGCGAAAACAGTGAATGATACCGTCCACGGACACATGGTACAAGACCTGCTCCGCCACCGCTTCGGCAGTCACGATAACCTGATATGCAAATATTCATCCAAGTACCCTGTGCAGGCGGAACGCGAGTTCCAGCGGCTCACCAATGCCTACATCCGTATCTTGAACGAACTGCTGAAGGAGTATCTGCCGGAGATCAGGGACGCGGCCCGCGCAGAGCGTGAAGCTGGTCAGCGCCATGATGACGCTTCAGACCTGATTGCAAAGGTCAAAACGGTTTTCTCCAAGATGACCGTGGAGCTGGAGCGGCGCACCTCTATGTTTGGCCTGCACAGCAAGATCGAGTCTATGGCAAAGCTCACGCGGAAGTTGAGCATCCGTGAGTGGAAGAAAGCCGTCAAGTCCACGCTGGGCATCGACCTGATGGATGACTACTACACCGGCGAGCTGTACAGAACGATGATGGAACGCTGGGTCGAGGACAACGTGGCGCTCATCAAGACCATCCCGCAGGAAAGTCTGGGGCGTATGCGCCAGATCGTGCTGGAGGGCTATCGGAACGGCAAAACCACGACGGCCATCGTCAAGCAGATTCAGCGGACGTACAGCGTAGACCGGCGGCACGCCCAACTGCTTGCCCGCGACCAGATCGCCAAGCTGAACGGTGACATCACCCAGCAGCAACAGCAGGACGCAGGCGTGGTGGAGTACGTCTGGTCAACCTCTGGCGATAGCCGCGTTCGCCCAAGCCATGCTGCGCTGAACCATAAGCGGTTCCGCTGGGATGACCCGCCGGTGGTTGATGAAAAGACCGGGCGGCGCTGTCACCCCGGCAAAGACTACCAGTGCCGCTGCTGCGCACTGCCGGTCTTCAACATCAAAACCGTTGACCTGCCGGTCACGAAAGGGGGCGATGGCCGTGGATGAAACCATCCTCTAAGACCTGAGAAGGGAGTTGTTCAACATGGAAAACGATATGAAGGTTCAGCGCTTTGACAGCCTGCCGCTGGATGCTACCTATTTCACAGATGAGGGCTACCTTGTAGACCATCCCATCGTGACATCGGTGGGCATTTTTGTTTATCACAACCCGGACGGTTCCGAGCGCCGGGAGCTGCGGTTGCCTGAAGAAGTCTTTGCTGAAAAGAGCCTTACGTCCTACAAGGGGAAGCCCATCATCGTAACGCATGATGCTGGCTACGTTGACACCGACAACGTGAAAGAGGAGAGCATCGGCACGATTTTGTCGGAGGGCTACCGGGACGGCGATGATGTCCGTGCAGAAATCATCATCCACGACACCGACAGCCTGAAAAAGTACAAAATGCGTGAGCTGTCCTGCGGCTACAACCTGCGTCTGGACGAAACGCCCGGTGTCTGGGAGGGGCAACCCTATGATGCCATCCAGCGGGACATCGAAATCAACCATCTTGCTCTTGTCGATAAGGCGAGGGCTGGTGAACAGGCCCGGCTCAACATTGATGGGCAGGGCCACGACTGCATGAAAGGAGAAAAACTGAACATGGAAAACACCACCAAGAGAACTGATGGCGCTCCCACCCCGGAGGAGCTGGCCGCTGCTGTGGAGGCGTTTAAGAAACGCCGCGCAGAGCGTTCTGGTGCTGCGGCCGACGGCGGTATTACCGCAGAGCCGCCTGCGCAGACCGCCGGTACTGCTGAAGGCGAACAGCCGGATGCAGTTCAGCAGGTCAAAGACCGCCGTGACCGCCGCGATTCTGAGGGCGACCCGGCAGATATGCCCGGCGCAATGGGCGTGATCGCGCAGCAGGACGAGGACATCGACACCCTGCTGGGAGTTATCGACGTTCTGAAAGCTGCTGGCACGACCACTGATGGCGCTGAGGGCGACTGCGGCGGTACTCAGACCGATGGCGACGGCGATGAAGGCAACGCCGCGCAGGATAAGAAAGACCGCGCAGACTCCGCCAACGACTTCTGCGAGCTGCTGCGTGTCGTCCGTGTCGGCGACCGCCTGAACATGGATGGTCTGGAAACCATGAGCGTCAAGGACGCCAAGAAGGCCGTTCTGGGCAAGCTGAAGCCCACCCTGCATCTGGACGGCAAGAGCGCCGCCTACGTCAACGCAGCGTTTGACGTGGCCGTTTCCGAGATGAACGAGCGCAAGGATACCAACTATCAGCGTTCCCAGATGATGCACGGCGATGGCAAGCCCCCTGTGAAGCAGACCGGCTCCGCTTCCGAGGCCCGCCAGCGCATGATCGACCGCAGAATGAAGAAGGAGGAAAAGTAAGATGGGCGTTCAGAAAACCTACGGCTATGCAACCAGCAAGGGCGTTGCAGGCGGCATCTACGATATGTTCCACTACCCGGTGGACTCCCGTTTCAACGAGGAGGAGAACGGCAAGCTGCATTTCGGCGTTGGCGTTGTCACCGGCAAGGTCCCGGGCAGCAGCGTTGCGCTGCCGACCAGCGCGAGCACCGCTGATAACTTCGAGGGTGTTGTCATCAACGGTTTCGACCGCCAGCAGGATTTGGAGGGGAAGCTCTACGTCCTGAACAACCAGAACGTCGGTGTCATGCGCCGTGGCCGCGTTTGGGTACGTCTGGCGACCGGCGCTGCACCCGCCTATGGTGATGCCCTGCACATGATCGTGGAAGGCGATGAGGCAGGCTGTTTCGCAAAGGAGGGCGGCATCGCAATTCCAGGTCGTTTCATCGGTGCGGCCAGCAATGGCGTTGCACCGGTGGAGCTGTACGGCGTTCCTGCCGCGAGCGGCGCTGACGGTCACGCTGCATCCACCGACGATGCCAAGCCTACTGTCTGAGAGAAGGAGGACAAAATCAGATGAACACTAACCAGAAATCCATGAGATACGACCAGAACGACTACGACGCTCTGCTGCACTCCAAGATTCCGGCCGCTCTGGTCGAAACTCCGCAGATGAACTTCGATGATGACAGCGATGCCTCCGTGTTCTTCGCCCGCGAGCTGGATTACGTCAAGTCTCAGTCCTACGATGTGGAGTACCCGGAGTTCACCGCGCTGAAGCTGTTCCCGGTCTCCAGTGAAATCAACCCCGGCGCCGAGACCGTCACTTACTACAGCTACGACAAGACCGGCATGGCGAAGATTATCAGCAACTACGCCACCGACCTGCCCCGTGCTGATGTGAAGGGTAAGCCCACCACCGCCATCATCAAGTCTCTGGGCGACAGCTACGGCTACTCCATTCAGGAAATGCGTGCCTCTGCTATGGCAGGCAAGTCGCTGGATGCCCGCAAGGCTGAGTCCGCTCGCTACCAGATCGACTACCTGAACAACAAGATCGCGTGGAATGGCGATGCCGAGACCGGCCTGCGCGGCGTTCTGTCCAAGGACAACGATGTGCCGCTGTACGTCCCTGCAACCGGCGCAAAGGGTTCTACCAAGTGGGCCGACAAGACCGAGGACGAGATTCTGGCCGACATCACCGGTATGCTGAAGCAGGTCGCCCGCACCACCAAGAAGGTGGAGAAGCCGGACACTCTGGCCCTGCCGTCCGAGGCGTATATCGAGATTCAGAACCGCCGCATCGAAAGCACTGCGACCACCGTGCTGAAGTACATTCAGGATAATATCACGGATATTGCCCGCATCGTCTCCTGCCCGGAGCTGGACCCCGACAGCGTGGACACCAACCCGTATGCGGCAGAAAGCGATGGCAAGGGCGTTGCGCTGCTGTTCAAGAACGACCCCCGCAAGTTCACCATCGAGAACCCGCTGTCCTTCATGCAGTATCCCGTGCAGCCTGAAGGTCTGGAAATGGTCGTTCCCTGCGAGGCCCGCACCGCAGGTGCTATCATCTACTACCCCATGTCCATGCTGATTGCTACTGGCATCTGCTGATTCACCTGTGGAGCTGCCGTGTGTTTATGCGGCGGCTCCTATCTTTTTGTAAAGGAGCCATGATATGAAACTGAAGAATATCGGAAACAAAATCATCAGCATCGGCGCTACC